ACTTCGTCCATCCAAGGGTCTACATCTGTATCTATACGTTCCCATTTTTTCTCACCTGGTTTACCTTGTTGATGATAGTAATCACCGTCATATTCATCTATAGATGACTTTGTAAAACTCCAATCAGCAAAAGATAAGGTTGCGTTAGTTACATCTGTATACATCTTAAATTCACCCTTGAAAGGTAAGGCGATGATGTCTACTGTATTTGCACCTGGTGCTTTTTGAATGCCTCGGATTGTAAACGGTAGTACTGTGTATGAGCAGGACGTAATTTCTGTTTCGACACCTTCTGCTGAGAGATACTGTTTCCCGAAGAAACGTTGATAAAGTGATTTGTCATACTGGTATGTGCCTTTTAAATTTATACTTGTACTTGTTGTCTCTGCCAGTATTTCTAAGGATGATATGTCGTATAGTGATGGAGGCAGTTCTTCATTGCCGGGGTCTAATATTTTTACAGTAGTGACGCCAATATCATCTTCAACTTCTACATTGAACATATATGTGTCGTCAACAAATATGATACTATCTACATCTGTTACGGGTTTCTCGTTATAGAACTCTTTGACGTATACAATTTTTCCAACATACTGTTGAATATCGTCAGATAAGCTTGCAGCATCTAATGTTGCTGTGATTTCAACAGGTGTCTCTACTGGTGACTTACCAATATATAGACCTGGATGTAGTAGATCGTTTAGTACATAATTTAAGGTTGCTTCAGTCTCACCATCTGTTAAACGCTCGCCAATCATCTCAAGTAGCAATCTACTGTCTGCGCCTGAATTACCTTGTACTAATATCTCTCTATTTGCTTTTTCGACTGGATATTTGAATGAATCATTCTTGACTGATGTTACAGTTACAAGGTCTACATCTGATTTAGTCTCACGTTTCATTACATAGTGATTGTTGCTGTCAGAGTTCTTTGTCGCAAACTTGTAACCAGAGAACGTTACATCTACTTCATAGTCTGTGCCTTGATATAGCTTGGAATCAATTTCTGCTACTGAGTATTCTTGTGTGTATTGGTTCAGCGTCTCTAACTCATACCAAGCAGCACGGTTGTAATACTCGAAGCCTTTACGCCATTTCACCCAGTTACTATCTAGGTCATACGATTCAATGACACTGCGATGTACTGACGAACCATACCGCCTACTACTGGGATAGTAGCCAGCAGCACCAGCTTCTTTACCTTTGTGAACAGCTTTAGTTGGCTTGAAAGAGAGTGCGTTGGATTTACCAAAGCCGTTCTGCTTCCTTGGCATTAATACCAGCCACCTTGGATGCCCAAGTTAGGACCATCAGAGACTGCTCCACCAGTTGACTGTCTTGCTGCCCAGAGTGCTTTACCTTTAGGTATATACAGTGCTCGATTGTAAGCGTCATCGCCTACTTTAGGCACTGGTGTGAGAACTTGGGGAAGTTCAAAAACTGTTAATGTACCAATAGTTGTACTAGATACTACTGAACCAAAGTAAAATCCTTGATTAGGTCTCAAGTAATCATTAGCAGTACTCAGAAACAAATTAACAGTATAAGCTGTTTCACCTCTTGAGATTAAATACAGTGTTTCAATTACTGCACCATCAGCTCCTGTTGAATCCAAAAGCAACTCAGCAGTGTTAGAACCACTTACATTAATAGTATCATTTGTTGCTAAGTCTAAGTTTACGATTGTATGTAATACGTGGTCTACCAGAAGTGGTTGCTTGTTTGTAGATGTTGATGCCATTTTTACTTCCTCTTTTTCTTAATTGTTGTTTTACTTGAGCCTGGGGTCATTGGATTCATTGAGTTCTGTGGTGCCATTCCACCTGCTGCTTGTTCAGCGCTTTGCATGCCTTGCATCATTGGTGGACCTGAGCTTCCAGGGAAAGCACCAGGGAAAGCACCAGGGGCTGGTTGTGCAGGCATACCTGTCATCCCCATTGGACCTGCATTCAAGCCGTATTTAGAAGCATCACCTGCAAGTCTTCCAGATTCCATACCATCGGGAACCATTGATACTCCTGAGGTATCAGGCTGCTGTTGCATTCCAAAGGGAGCTTGTGAATTTAAGCCGCGACCTGTAGGGAAGAACTGTGGCAATCCTGAGTTATCAACGTTCATTGGGTTGACCATTCCGGTACCCATCTGTGCATAGTTCTGCTGATAGTCACCAGAGATACTTGTTGCTTGGATTGCCGGAGATGCATTGTCAGTTACATTCATCGCATTGTTATTCTCAGGTCCACCTGGGACAACTGCCATGTTCTTATTGATTTTAAATCTCTGAGGGTCAAGCACTCGTGCGTTATCTTCTTTGTTAGGCATCTCAAACCTCCCGGTTACGATTGTTTAGACCAGGAAATCCTTGGCCGCCTTTAGCCATGTTATAAAGACGATTTTCTATGTTTGTCGTTCCAAATTGTGGCTCATTCATTTTAAGACGATTAGAAAGAGCGTCTGTCTCCATTTCTTCTGGATCTTGCTGTGGAACAATAGTGCTAGAAACTTGTGTATCTACACTACCAGTCTGATGCTGTGGTGTTGCTTGATTACCAGGGCTATCTTTATAAGCAAAGGTTCCTGCCCCTTGAATTAGTTCGTTGACTGGAATATTACTATTACCGTATGTGGTACGGTCACCTCTTACAGCCTCACCAATGCCACCATCCATTGCTGATTGAACGCCTTGGATGTATGCATTCTCGCCAGCTTGACGCATTGCATTACTTGCATCAATTTTATTCTGTCGTCTATCACGACCCATCATAATTTTCTGAGTCCCCGGCATTACAGTCATAACTTTACTACTTCATTGCTAAATCTATTCTACACTTAACGCCACTCATTGTTAAGCATGATTCGTGAGCCTATTGCAGTATCAGCAGGGCCAGGTACGGCCATAATGAATTCAGAACCAGCTCGTTCGAATGCGTAGCGACGCACTTCAGGCCTTCTATAGTTAGGAACATACAATGTCTCCGCTAAACGGTCTACTTCACGCAAATAAATTTCACGGAAGTATTCATCACCTTTAAGAGGATCGGACGTATTGATTGTCCGTTGTACGTCTCCACTAATTATTTCCTGACGTGAAGGATTCAGAATACGGCTGCCGTCAGCATCAAAGTAATCATCTGGAATTGCAGCACTTGCTTTCCAAGCAATGTCGCAACGTTTAATGTGATACACAATTTCGTTATACCAAAGCTCGTCTGGCACTAATGCCATTGCTTCTTCTAATCGTGCACGGTCACCAGCAGGAATCTGAGCACCTGAATTAAAACCAAGGTGATAACGAGTTTTAGACTTGAGATATTCGTCTAACTGCATATCACATACCTGGGTTGTTGTAAATATCTTTTAGGACTGACTGCAATTGATTGCGGTCCATAGGATTCAGTGTTCCTTGTGCTTGCATCTTTGCAAGAATGGCAGCTGCTGGTGACTCTTGCACCATCATTTGACGTGCGCCCATACCTAGGCCACCACCAAGGATTGCTCCAACAAGTCCACCTGCCATACGTCCACGTGCTCCGCCAATGCCGGGCAATGCACCAAGCACACCACCGACTGCTGCACCGCCACCCATAGCAACGGCTGGATCTGGACGTTTCTCAGCATCGGCCAAAGCCTTTGCCATCAAGATATCTTCGATACTGCTAGCCATTGTCTAAGACACTAATACTATTAATAGTTTAACTAATAAAGATTAAGTCCTTTTCAGAAAGGAATGTCTCCAGTACTGAACTCGCTAATCCTTGCTCGTGCAAAATTCTGTGCTTCTTTAGCTCTGATTACTCCATCAAGTTAATCTAATAACTACTTGTATCTTCTCTGGAGAAGTACCATGTTCAACTAACAAGTCATAGTAGTCGTGTAATTGTACATCCACGTCTACTGGATCGAGTCCTGATCGTATCATACGATCTTGTAACCCTTCTGCATTCATAGCGGATGCAGTAGGTCCAACTTGAAAGTTGATTCCTTTCTTCATGATTATCAGTCACTCATGTCAATTACCAGTTTAACTAATAAAGATTAGGTCCTCTTCAATCAACTGTTCCCAATTAACACGTGGGATATTCTCTAGCTGCTTAAGGTTTGCAAAACGCTCACCACTAAGTGACATCCGCATCTCTACAATCTTCTTAGCTGTTGCAAAGCCTACACCTGGTAGACGCTTCTGAATGTATTCAGCAGTGGCAGTGTTCAGATTGAGTCGTGTCTCTTCCAAAGGAACGACGCGATTAGGTGCTTCTTCTTCTTTAGTCTCAAGGATGGGAGCTGTCACTTTTGCTAGACGACCTTTGCCTTGTTCATATGGGACCATCTGCTCTAACGTCAAGTAAGTAACATTACCCGTGGCATCTCTCACCATTGCGTAATCTTTATCATGCTTACTAATGAACTCTACAAGCTTACCTGTTTTTGTGTCTTGGAATAGATTACTCATATCAATTGTGTGTCTTGAATCATTCTAACTTCTTAAGTATAGGCATAAAAAAGAGCCTCATTAGAGAGACTCTTGTTTATATGAATTAGATCAATAGCCTTGACCAGCTTCAGTTGAGAAAGGTACGTGAGCGTCCTCTACATCAGGAGCAGAGGCTGCGCGGTAGTAGCACACTTCAACCAGAAGGGCAGAAGGTGAATTACGGGAAGCACCAGCTGATAGATCCAACGAAGCAGTGAAGGCTGCGTCAGTTGTCAGCTCAATTGCAGTATCTGCAGATACAGGAGTTCCGCCAAGGATGTTACCAAGAGCAGATGTTGCGCCTTCTTCGGGGAAGTACAAATCAGCTTCAGCAGTAACAGCAACTGAGGTTGGAAGACCTGTAGCAGCTTTCACTACAACAGTGTCACCAGCAGCATTGGCCTTTACGCCTGGTGCGGAAACAGCTGTGCGATATACAACAGAACCAGCAGGAACAACAAGGGCTTTATCCTTACGGGGCTTGTCATCTTGACGAAGGTCAGGTGACAGAACTTGTGCGGCATAATCGCCTGCTGCAAGTACACCGTTAGCATCTGTGACGTTGTCATTATCAGGGTTGATTACAACCGCACCAACAGCGCGATAGAACTCAACACCAGGAAGAGCCACACAACCTTGCTCGCGATATGCGTTCAAGTGGGCTACATAGTTACCGGGAAAAATTACGGACATAGTTAGTTCTCCTATCAATATACGAAAGAGTAACCAACCGTAATGAAATCCTTATTAAGGGTTTCAAAACCGGCGAACAGACTCCAAATCATGATGATGAATCGTGAGAAGTCATCATTGTTATTCAGAAGAATCTGAGCGTTGTTTCCACCGATGCCGACGCCGACAGCCTGAGGTCCGAAGAAAATCAACTGAGCTGCATCGTAATCAGCAGCACCAGAACTTGCGTCGGTAATTGTCAGATTGTACTGAGTCTCGGGAAGGTTGGTGGACTCGAACCAACGGACACCCTCAAAGAGGAAGCCAGTAGGCATTACAGGTTGACCGGCAACGAAGCCAGCTTGACCATATGCAGGACCCATTCCTTGGAAGAAGTTCGCAGAAGGACCAGCCAATGGGTTCATGGGATCAGCCATGCCTTGACCGGGATAACGTGCGATTTCGCGGAAGTCACTGTTCTGACGCAGATGCATCATTGCAGTTGGGTCGACGATGCAACGGTAGTAACCATCAGCGAAGGTAGGAACGTTGCGCTTACGCATGTCCTTGACGACTTCGAGAAGGTCAGTACTGACATCGAACTTGGCAGATTCACCAGAGGTATACTGAGCAATATCAGAAGCACCGGCTGCCTTTTCTTTACCACCGGGAAGGTAGTAACCGCCTTGCTCACTAGAAGACTTGCCACAGGCTTCAGCCTTGAGAAGTTCATTAGCGAAGACGCGATCGCGCCAACGACGGTAGTCATCAAGCAGCGTCAAGCTACCGATGGACTGGTGAAATACGTTGAGATTACCGGTATCAAGCAGCAAGCGCTGAGCGGTGATCAGGGTCTCGCGAGCTACCTTGAAGGTAGAAGGCTGAGTTGTGTCGCGGGAATCAGCAGGGCCTGTATATTCCCTCAAAGTGACCAGCACTTTGTCCTTGACAATGTTGCGAGCTGAGGCGGAACCGAGAGTTTGATCTGCGGTGCGCTCACGTGACTCCTTAGTACCGGGCTTGCCCCAGAAGCGGTAACGATCAAGCTGCACGGTTTGACCGGGCTGCTTACTAAAATCGTGAACGACTACTGGTTCTACCGCCATCTCAATGATGTAGGCAGGATGAGGGCGATAAAGCTCTGCACCAAGGAGTTTAGGAAACGTATATATCCACTGCTTTCACAGGGTACCGACTATATCTTCACCTTTAAAAGGGCTGGACGCTTATTCCTGTGATTAAGGAGACTTTACTCCTCAGGTAGTCTGTGAACGTTCCTTAGGTGTACCTAAGGCTTCGCTGCTGATTGCCATATCTTTCGACTTAGGGTTCCAGCAATTCATCCAGTTTTAAAACGACCAAGTGTTTTACCAATCGTTATCAATCCACATTTCTGGGATAACTCCTAAACTAAAAGGTTTATAAGTGACTTCGACGTGTCACATAATACGATATTAATAGTTATATTAAAGAAGTAGTTGATGTATACCGAAGCCTCGGTGTAAAGAGAGTATGTCAGAATTTATTGATGTCAAAGAATGGGTACCAGTTCATACACTTCCAGGGTTCGAATGCTGCATTGAATATTATGTATCTCACGATGGAAGGGTTATGTCAACTAAAGGTGGCAAAGAGAAAATCCTCAAAGGAGCTGTTATTAAAAATGGCTATCACAAAGTCACACTTCAGCAACGATTAGGGCAGAAAGGAGAAATTCAACCCTATGTTCATACACTTGTAGCCCTTGCGTTTTTACCACCTCCACCTTCTCCTATAGGACGTACACGTGGTTCATCTGTTGTGGATCACAAAGACGAGAACAAGTTAAACAACTGTGTGTCTAATCTTCACTGGATTTCTGTCAAGGAAAATATATGCAAACATCCATATCGTAAATTTCAATCAACTCAAAAGACGGATGATGAAGTTCTTGTTCAACAGTGCAGGAATCGATATTCACATAAGATGGCTGTACGTCGTCAAAGAGAGAAACAAAAAGCGGTTAAAATAGTAGAAAGTGATAATTAAAAAAATGTCAGATAGTCTCGTATTAACTGGTGTCAAAGATGTCAGGAAGCACACTGGCACTGAGATGCTTCGTCTTAATCCAAAGCGTGGTGGTGATACTTTCTCTGTTAAACGCTGGTGGGTTGCTGGTGGTATTAACACCTGCTATGAACCTTGTACTGTCTTCAATGTGACGACTGCTGCTGGCACAGTAAAGCTTGCTCTTGCTACTAAAGCAGAAGGCTCACGTGTTCGTATTGACCACGACGGTTCTTTCAACTTCAGCTTCTTTGGTGCTGGTGAAATCACACGGGCTGCACTCTTTACTGATGCTTTTGAAATCATTGAGCATTACGTATTCCCCAGTATCTCTGGTGGTAAAGTAATGACCGTAACTCCAGCTGGTGGTGCTAGTCGTCCTGTCCCTGGTCCACCTCCGAAGACATTTACTGGTGTAACACTCACAGGTGCTGATACTGCAACTGATGCTGATACTGAAAGTTACACCGCTAGTAAGACTGGAACTGCTACTGACGTAACCTACGTCCTTACTTCTGATGATTCCAATGATGTAGTCTCTACTCTCGATGTAGAGTTTAATGGAACAGGCTCACGTGTTCTCACTTTGACTGGCTCTTCTACTGAAGTTGGTAACAGTCAGACAGATACGATTACAGTTGTTGTTAGCTGATTCGTCTAGCGATATACCGGCGTTCATCGTCGGTTAATTTTTCTTCTTTAACATACATATCTCCCACTAAGCAATCGACGTTATACGAAAGTCTCCTTGTATTACGTGCGTGAAAGCCTATATAAAAGAAATCATTCTCTCGGATATACATCCGATCGTATGGGTGCTCTTCCCTATCTGCTGTATACAGCCTCACATCTAACCAGCTATCAATATACTTATTGCCTGTTTTAAGATTATTTAAATCAATACTCAGCAGTCCACCAAACTTACGATAAATACCCATCCTAAATCTTGCGGGTAAATACGTATTGACTACCGTTAGATCTTCATTCAATAGAAGCTCTGCACTCTCCCATCCAGTATCTTCTTCATTTCTTTTAGAAATTACAGCACATTCCCAACCTTCTTCTTCAAAGCATTTACCAGCTGCAGTTGGATCAAGTTTTACATTAACTTTGACAAAGTAATTCTCTGCACCAAACAGACCAACACTGTCTCGATACTTCAGTGTGAAAGGAATGTAGCTTACACTTACATTCTCAGGCCGTGTGATAGATGGACCGTTGACATAATTCAACGAACGGCTGCTAGATAATCCAGCCGGAGCTGTGTTATCACTGGAGCCATATAACATTGTATTACGTAGGATCTCTGCGGTAACGTCCATCTTCCATTGGCGCTCTTTCTTCTATTGTATTAGAGATACTCAGATACCATATCACCACGTGTTTTAAGCTCACGTAATGCTTTATGCTCCAATGTCCTTACTCGATCACGACTCATATTAAGCAGTTGACCAATAGCAGTCATTGACATTGGCTCAAGTACTTCATCACCAATTCCATAACGCATACTGATCACAGCAGCTTGCATCTCTGGTAAGTCTGCAAGCAACTCTCGCATATCTTCCTTGATACAGTTTCGCTCAAGAATCATCTCTGGTAACTGTGTCTCATCTTCGAGTAAGTCAATCAATGCAGTGTCACGGTTCTCACCAATCTTGATTTGAAGTGATGTTGGCTGACGTGCCTTACACATTAAATCTTTAATCTCCTCAACACCCAGTTCAAGATGATCTGACAACTGGAAGACAGATGGCATATAACCATTCATCTGGCTAAGCTCACGCTGCGCTTTCTTTAGTTTGTTTAGATTCTCAGTAACGTGGATAGGAAGTCTGATGGCACGGGACTTTTCAGCGATTGCCCTTGTAATGCCTTGGCGAATCCACCAATAAGCATAAGTGCTAAATTTGTAGCCACGACCAGGGTCAAACTTTTCAACGCCACGGACGAGACCAATCGTTCCTTCTTGGATGATGTCCAAGAGTTCCATATTTCTCTTCGTGTACTTTTTGGCAACAGAAACCACGAGTCTGAGGTTAGCCGTAACCATCTTGTCTTTAGCTTTCGTGCCTTCACGTATATCTCGTCGTAGTGCTTTTTGGTCATAGTCAAAGCAGGTAGCTAGCTCTGTGTTATCAATTTGACGATTGTTCTGTTCAGCAAGCTCTTTACGCTTACCTTCTATTTCCATCAATCGTTGAACTTTACGACCTAGAAGGATTTCTTCGTCGTGCTCAAGTAATGGAATGCGTCCAATGTCACGTAGATATGAACGTACTGAATCGCCTGAAAGTCTTGGTTGTGCCATATAGTTCTGTCGCTACTTATTAATCATAGCCGCTAATCCTAGCTACGTCAACACTTAACCGCGCATTCTTGCAAACCTAAGTGACTCTTTAGGTGCCTCATCTCTACCTTCTAATGCTTCTACTGCCATAGCTTGTGCAGCATGTTCGTTAAACCCTTTGGACTTATAGTTATCTTCGTATTGCTGATACTTTTCTACTGAACCTTCGAAGTCATCGTGTGTAATCATCTCTGCTGCCATTTGATTAGCAGCTTGGTCTGGAATACCATCTGACTTTAGATGTTTCCAGATATTCTGATATAGTTCGGGAGTTACCTCTTCGCCAGCTTTGCGAATACTCACAACAATTACTATTCAGACTATTAATATTGTAGTCAATTAATTACGCATACTGGTTCTTAGTAGCAACTTCGCCACCAAGGTCAGGGCTCATACCCATTGCCATTGCCTTACCGTTAGCAATATCGTGCTTAAACTTATTTGCTTCTGGTGATTGTATAATTGAATTCATCTTCATCAGTGCAGAGCCTGACTGATTGGCATACAGTGCTTCTGACATACGCTCGGCAGCAAACAACTGTGCTTTTGCTTCAGCATCAGATCCTGCAGCAGTCTGGCTACGGACTTGGCCCATTGCATTAGCAGCTGCTTGAGGTGCAGCACTGCCAATGTTTTGCAATTGATTCTGTTCAGCAAGACGCTGATTGTTATATGGCTGTGTATTCACAGAAGGCTTTGACGCGCCACCTAGGTCATATGCATTCGGACCAGGACGAACAGGACTTTTCATATGCTCTAGGCCTCTCTGCATAGAGGACATTCCTAGAGTTTCCTGTGCAACTGAATAAGGTGAATTCATTACTTAATACCGTTCTATATATCTATTGTAAGGGGAATGAATAAACAATCCCCTAACAGTTATCAGCCCTCTTGGACGAGCATCTTGGCCTGCAGTGCACCCTGTGGGGCTTGTGCCAGGTACTTCCAAGCATTCTCAGGGTTGTTATCCATCATCTGTCCGAAGCCACCCCAGAAGTCATTAGCCTGATTCACCTGACGACCAGGTGTGGGCATTGACATCTCAGGACGCTGGAAGTTCTGAGGAACGTTATTTATTTCTTGTGCACGAATCTCAGCTTCGAACTGATCGCGAGCTTGCATCTGTTGAATCTGATGTGCCTCTTCTGCTGTAGGAGTTGGGTAGGGACCTTCAGGACCATAGAAGTCATTGACGTAGTCAGCAAGCACGTCTGGGTCAGTCAGCATGAGGTTCATTGCTGCACGCTCTTCACCAGCTGCTTCAAGCATCAGTGATTGAGCTTGGACAGATTGAACTTGCTCGATCAGTGCATCTTCTACAGCACAGGCATATTGGTTAAGTAGTACAGGGGCTTCTGCACCGAAGTGCTCAAGTACTTCAAGACTTTCGTCGCTGATCTGACTTAGATATGCGTCGCTTACCGCCGCCTCTGTTTGAGGCTGAAGGCTGGCCTGCATTGGAGCCTGGGCCGTATACGATGGGGTTGAAACTTGGGGACTGTAGGTCTGGGCTACCGGGGCGGCCCATTGTGCTTGGGGGGTTGAAGCCCAATTGACTTGTTGAGAAGCCTGCGTTGTCGGAGTCTGGTATGCCGAGTACGGAACCTGGGTTTGGGAGGGGCTGCTTGTATTCAAACTTGCGCTGAGCGCCTGGAACGCCTCCTGCCATGGATTGCCCTGTGGTGCCGAAGCCTGCTGCGCCTGGGCCGGTGCCTGGTAGGCCGGAATTTGTGGGACCTGCGCCTGGACCTGATAGGCCTGCGATGCTTGGGGCTGACTCATCCCTGATGGGGAGACCGATGCGGGTGCGACGTTCGTCGGCATCGGAGAGCTTGTCGGGGCTTGGGCCGGAATCGCTTGGTTTGTAGCTTCCACTGTAACTTAACTCCTTACGTAAAAATTCGAGTGATCTATATAAGAACCCTGTGATATCAAGATTCGGATCAGATGCCAATGGTAAATCTGGCGTCTGTGGGTGTGGTAACTGATAAAGTTGACCAAGTAATCCAATGAATGAATTTAAAGACTGTTGGGTTTGTTGAACCATCCTGAACGGGTATCCAGAAAGCATTGCTGCTCTCTCTTCGTCAGTTTTGCTTGGGAATAGATACTTAAGTGCTTCAATAGAATCGACACCTAACTCTTGGAGATTTCGGACGACAATACTGTTATTAAGAATGTCATCTGTACCATCTTCAAATACTTCGCCCATCCAACGCCAGGTAACTTGTGTACTACCGTCAGGGACTAATCCAACTACTCCGGGTGGCATTTCACCTGATTCAAGTGTAGCACGGATGTTTTCTTCTCTTTGTTGAATAAACTTCTGAATATCTTTCTGATATTTCTCCATTGCTTTCGTAAATGCTTCTTCATCACCATTAAACTCTTCAGGCAATGGCACTTCTGGTTTGACAAGACCAATCGCTACTGCAAATGAATCTTGGAACATCTTCTCTTCATGAGAAATCATTAATGAGAACAACTTACACAGACCGTAAGTGAAAAGACCTTTTGCTTTTTTCTCTGCTGTAGCTGCGACACGACCATAGAGTGTCTTGATTTCATAAGCAGTACCAGCAGTACCGATGTCTAAATCATCTACCCCGCCGAGTGCTAGACGAATCTCTGATCTGTAGTTCTTGACATATAGATTCTGGTCACCAGACACACTATCGGGTGTCATATACTGAACACGGTCAGTAGGTTCAAGGTTAGCGATAACCCTAGGTACTTTGATCTGTCCATCAACTGAACGCCCACCAAACGGCTGACTAACACGGGTACTGTGCATTGATCCACCAGTCATTGGTGCGAATCCAGCCTGTGAACTAATCGTTGGCTTAAAACTACTCTCGTCACCAGACTCAATCAGGTCGTGACGTGGGCGACTTGATACCAAAGTTGGGTTACCAAAGAACTTGAGATTCTTACGGATGTTTCTGGTTAGCTCATCGTGATACAGAATCTGATGTGCAAGCCAATCGAACTCTCCATTACCAGTCGCTTCACCCGTGCAATCCATATGATTAAACACTTCAACTGCTGGAATGAATCCAAGTGAATTTGTCAGAGTCTCCGTAGACCCTGGCATATTCATCGGCAGACTACCGTTCTCATTATCAAACTCAATTTTCTCATCAGAGATTGTTTGTTCGATCCTATCCTTGTAAACTTTTAGACGAATATACTTCTTCTTGCCACCACGACTAGTTGCATTATCGTAAGCACCAAGCGTTGCTGATTGTTTTACGGCAAAGCTATAGACAAGCACGATGCTTTCTAATTCGTTATTCTGATCTCTGTATGCTCTATAACTATCTTTTGGGAAATACAGAAGTTGATAATCATCACCTGTTGGCCTGAAGTAAAATAACCCTTGACCGTCACACAGGAAGTAATCAACAATACTGTCGAGCTTCATATCAAGCATGTTGTGGTCACATACTTGTTTTACAAATTCCCTGCGTTTTCCATATGAATCTTGTTCAGCAAAGAATTCAATTCCACGACGCAGCATAAACAACCGCATCTGTGCTAGATGGGAAGACACAATCATGCTGTCTACAGACAGATCACCCCTACGCTCTTTAGCTGCAGTAAGTATTTGTTGAAATTCCGTCTGTACTGAATTACTCATTCCTATTAACCTTACGTCTCTTAAGTCTAGTCTAATTAAATACTAATATCTTTAATGTCTTGAGTGTACTTGCTGTACATATTTCTAAAGTCTGGTGCCTTATATGCAGATGGTGA